CGTTTTTCATGCAGACCCAATTCGGTTATGGTCGTTAAGCGTTGAAACAGATTCAGATTTATTTAAAAATCCTTGCCCTGGAAAAATTAAAGAAGGTTTATTTGATGTGTTTGGAATAATCTTGGTCAATCCAGAGGCACCAAATACTAATGGGATACTTGTATTTTTTGCAAGAAGAGCATTATTTTTTACTAAATAATATGCGGTGTCACTGGATACCCCGTAGGCTGCAGCTGGTATTACAGTATCTGTTGTATCAATTGCAACTGTTGCTGGAAAAGATTCTGGGGTAACTCCTAAAGACTCTTTGTGAAATTCTTCAGCCCATTGTCCAGTAGTTATTCCATTAAAATAAACCTTGTAATCAGCTGATGTTGCTCCGCCTGACGACTTTACTATTTTAATAATTATCTTAAAATTTGTATTTTCTTCAGGGATCTCAAATGTTTCTGACATAAAAGACCATGACTGGTATGCTGGATCTGCAAAGGTTTTAAGCTTTTGAACTACTTCTAGGGTAGTGGTGTCTGTATACTCATACCCAATAGAGATAGAGTTAATGTATAAACTATCAACATAAAAATAAGAACCTATAGAAAATGTTCCTAGTGTTGTGTTTAGATTTTGAAAGTTATAAAGATCTGGACTCAATATAATTGATTCCCCAGAAGCTCCTGCTGGAACACTGCAAGACACTATACTTGTAGGACTAGAAGAAAATGGTTCTCCTGTAATTGCTGATCCTGAACTAAGAGTGCAGTTTGTTCCAGTCCAAAGAGATGCTATATTTCTTTGTGCATCAGTAATTAAACTTACATAATCTGCTTGATCGTCTAGTGCCCAAAGTACCAGAGGGTGCTCTGAGTAAATTTTTTCTGCATATAAATTAGATGGGTTAGACATATATCTCCTACCCCTTATTATAGCAGGCTAAGGGTTAATAAAGTTTAATCTCACAGGCATCAGTAGAGCAGTAAGATTCTCCCTCTGCTTCAAGATTTTCAACTCCATCATAGATAGCAGACCAGTCAATCTTGCCAATTGTGCCTACATAAGAGTTATATTCTTCCCTAGTAATCTCTGTATAAGGTTGCTGTGGATATGTCTTATTGCCCATTGGAAGGAAAGAAACTGCCTTTAGCTGTCCCTCATACATATTAAGTGCTGGGGCAACAAACTTTTTTTCTGTATCTCTGTCAAATGAAAGGGTAACCGATACTCCATTATCTGACCAATACTTTTGAGCAGTAGCTGCCAAACCAATCTTTTCAAATAAGCTTACTTCTTTTTCAGATCTCTTATGTCCAGATGCTACTGGGAAATATACTACAGATGTATTGGCTGATACTACGTCGTCTTCAATCTTATATCCCGCTGCTTTAAATAAATAAAGCATTGGATCTGTATTGCCAAAACGAATAGCTCTTAGATAGAACTCGCCACCTGGACCCCAGTGAACTCCTGGAGTTGCTCCAGATAGCAGAGAAACAGATCCTGATGGCTTAACAGTTGTTACACGAACAGACTCTCTAACACATAGCCATTCTGAGTATTTGTGATCATAATGACGAATCTTTTGGTATCCCTCATCCATCCACTCACGAGTTGTTGGCAATCCGTATGTATCTGCAAAAGATGCAATTCCAGTTAGAGATGTTCCAATTCTGCGATTTCTTTGCATGATACCGTTTGTTTGTTGCCAATGTGTTGGCATAAGAGTAACAGTCTTTCCATAAAGATATGCAAACTTCAATGTCTTGAGGAAGTCCTCCTTGGATTCATGACGATTTAGGTGCACTTCTACAAGTGTACAAAGTTCGTATGACTCCAATGGCTGCTCCGCACAAGGATTGAATCCCATAATGCGGGAATCCTTATAGTCTGGTGCATCTGCAAGACGACCATAATCTCTTGCAACATCTAACCAAATAAAACCTGGCTCTCCATTATCTGCAATTAAATCAACATAATCTTCATACTTTGTACCAACAGTAGCAGAAATAGAATTATTAGACATCCATGCCCAACCTGGTTTTTCTGGATCATAAGAGTTTCTTTCAGGGAACATTTCTGGATTCTTTAAATTAATAAACCCTTCATCTTGTGCAGTTCCCAAAGCTAGTGTGGCAGAACGTCTAACATTGCCAGAAACAACACATGTTCCAATAAGATTAACAATGTCAACAATTGCACGGCTATCTAATACTTCTCCCGCTCTAGAGCCAATGACATTGCGTATGCGTGTGTGTAGATCAATTAATGGTGCTGGACCGCTAGCAACCCCTCCAAAGCCTTTAATTGGGGATCCTAGAGGACGGATAAGGTCATAGTTGAATTCTTGAATAGATTGGTTTTGACGCAAAAATGAATTAATTAAAATACGGACAGACTCTACCCATCCTTCACGAGTATCTGGAATTTCGTAGGTAGAAACTGGCTCAGTAGGTGCATAGATAGGCATCTGCTTGTCTTGTCCTAATGTATCAAACCCAACACCAATTCCAAGCATAAGGGCATCCATAACCCAAGCAAATAAAGCTCCTGGATCATTACGATCAATGTCACGGGTGGAAACCATTGCACAATTTTGTAGTGAGGCTGAGTTTCTTTTCTCCATAGTCATTGGAGTTCCAAAAGCCCAAAGACCTCTTCCTGGAGGTGTCCACTTTAATTCAAACATTCTTTGGAATGCTTCTTGTGCTGACTTCTGTGATTTATTGTCATTCCAAGGAAGCCTGTTGTCTTTAGCGTGATTCTTTTGAACTGAGTACATACCCTCAATTACACGACGACATACTTCGTGCCAACGTTCTTTAGTTCCATCTTCCTTAACACGAGAATAAGTTCTAATAAAAGTAATTTCTCCTAAAGAGTTGCTACCTGCATCTGAAAATCCAAACGGTGCTGGAGTATTACTATATTTATTTACAAAATCCTCTGATAAGCGAAACGAAAAAACATCTGACATTTAAGTATGCCACCTTTCTAATATTGGTTGAGTACTTCGTAGAATCGGAAGTAGTCCTAAGTATAGCATAGAATTAAAAACAATTCCACGCTCAAAATAAATGTATAAAGTTATTGTTTATAGTTAGTGCTTTTATGCAATAGAAGTGGTAACAAATTTAGTAGTCTCATCACCAAAAACAAAGGTAGTTATTGAGTACCTTTCCCCCGCTACAACTGGAAATACTTGATGTTTAAGGTGAGCACTATGAATAACCATGCTTCCTGCTCTTGGGGTAATGCTTAGGCCAAGAGTTGGGTATATTAGCTCTCCCCCAGTAAAGTCGTCATTTAAATAGATAGCAATACCAAAGACTATCTTTCTTAAATCATCAGGATTCCCACCGTCTTCATGTGGCCACATAAATTCTGAATTTGTTAGTCTTCTTAAGTCACGAGAATAAATTATTGATTCTGCATTAGTAAAAAATGTTTCAATATTTTTATACACAGGTTCCATTTTTAGATATAATTCATTACCCATATCTTTAAGTGTATTTCCTATGTGTGTTGTATTCCAGTCTAAATCTGATTTAGCTTTAGACAAAAAAGCAACTCTTTGCTCTTCAGATAAGAGTCCTTCAATCTCGTAAACACCCTCTGCGTGTTTTATTATGTTCATTGCGGTATTCCTTTAATTATATCTGCTGCTGTTGATATGACAAATTTCAATTTCATTTATATTAACATGACTTGGTAATGATCCTACCCAGTAAATTGCTTCTGCTAAATCGTCTGCCGTTAACGCTTGGTCCCGTTTTTGTTCTTGGGTATCAATAGTTGCAGGACAAATTTCTGTAATCTTGATACCAAATTGAGGGAACTCAAGCCTCATTGTGTCAATTAGGCCACGTTCACCTCTTTTGGCATTTGTGTAATTTCCTACCCCACGATAAGGAACTTTGCCACCAAAAGATGTAATAAAGATAATAGTTGGAGATGGTGATCTTTCCATACAAGGAACAAAAAGTTGAGACAAATACATAGGGCCAGTAACATTGATGTCATAGGCTCTTCTAAAGTTTTCTGGAGTCTCATTAATAATATGAGTTGGTCCAGACCCTCCACCAGCATTATTAACCAATAGGTCTAACGTAATATCTTTATATTTTTCAAAGAATATTTCTATTGCTTTAGAGTCTGTAATGTCTAGATTATATACCTCAACATTATCAGATATTAACTCAGATACCTTAAGTAGGTTTCTTGAAACAGCAATAACTTTATAGCCATTTTCAGACAGCCGTTTAACTGTTGCTAGCCCTACGCCTTTGCTTGCTCCAGTTACAATTGCTGTTTTCATGTTAATGAATCCAGTGCTGGGGTACCATAATCTTTTCGCCACTCTTTACTAAGTGTGCAGTATGGTGATATGGAGGAGATGGCGGAAATACAATAATGCTTCCAGCCTTTGGCTTTACAGCAAAAGTATAGTTTAATCCTTTTTCGGCTCCCGCAAAATCTGCTGGGGGTCTTGCCTCTGTTAATATTCCTCCTGGAGAAGCAATAGTAAAAGATATTTCCCCACCTTCATAATCATCATTTAGGTACATAACAAAAGAAACTTTTAGTCTTTCGTCTCCTTCTTGTTGATCAAAGTGTGCCCCCATAAATGTACCAGCCTTATATTTTTTAATTGGATACATTGGAAATAGTTTGGGTTCATCTGTTATACCCTGGGCTGCAGCATAGTCTCTTGCTACATCATCAAAAGCTTTTTGTAATGTTGAATAAATATAAGTATTTTTTTCATCTGAGGGGTCTGCTTGAGAGATGCTCTTGTCTGTTCCATAGATATACTCTTGTCCACTGCATGCCATCCATTCGCCCCAAGGATCTTTATTGTCATTTTCAATTGCTTCAACAAGTTTCTTTGAGTCTTCAATTACATTTGTGTAATAGTAAACCTTTTCTTCAAGTATTTCTCTATCCATTTAGTGCCTCCTAGTATCTATTCTTTTGATAGTGATCTTTTTCTTTGATAAAGCCAACAAGGACATATCTTATTGGTCCATCTCCCACATGCTTTACGCCATGTTCATATTTTTCGTTACCTGGGAAAAACAGCATAGTTCCTGGTTTAGGCCTTAACTGAATATCAAGGTTTGGAAAAAATAACTCACCATCTACATAGTCGTCATTAATATAAACAATTGTAGCATATTGTATGGAAGGGTCTGTTTTTTGATCAGTATGAGATTTTAGTTCTACCCCTGATTGCATTCTTTGAATTGTTGCAAAACCACTTAGAATTAATTCTGGGTCAGCCTTTACAACCATTGCGTTTAAACCATCATACATTGGTCTATATATTTCATGATGCAATATATTAAAATTTTTATCTTTCCAATTTTGAGTAATCTCAAATTTGCCTTCAGCAACTAAATTATCAACATCATCTCTGCCAAATTTTTGCATACAAAAGTTTTTTAAGTTTGCATGATATTCTATTTCCCAGTCTTCTTGAGATGTGCTGTTTATAATATCCCAAAAGATATCTATTTGATCTTGTGATAAAAAGTCTTCAACAGAAAATAATTCTGGAGTAATATCTTTAACTACATACCCGCTGTCCATCAGCTGTTTCTTTAATGATTCAATCATTTGCAATATCTTCCATCTTATATTTATTTCCAGATGCATCAAGCTTCCAACCTTCTTTTAGAAGGTCTTGCCATTCTGCTCTTTCAATTTCTTGTTGTGCTCTTGTTGCTTTCATTTCTTCTGCCCAAGCATCTCTTAGTTCTTGTGGATAATCAGACTCTTCTCTATCGTCCCAGAAAGATCCGATAGTGTATCTTACTCCACTTTCTATTAGAGATACTTCATGCATATTATTAAATCCCCCATCAAAAACAGCAAGCATTCCAACTTCTGGCTTAATCTCTATGTTATGACTTGGAAACTTAAGCAATCCTCCTTCAAAGTCATCATTTAGATATAGAAAACCTGCATAGCGGCTTCTTGTAAATGCTCCTGAATTTCCTTCAGCATCTGTATTATCTGAGTGTATTCTTGCGTATGCTCCTGGCTCCCATTTTTGTGTGTGGTATCCAATCTTAGAAATTATTTTTGGATCAAGGTCATGGACTGAAGCAATTGCCTCTGGCATTGTTTTTTCAATGTCTGAAAAAATAGTTGGAGATAATCCAGCATCAAGTAATTCTTTATCATTATCTTGTGGCAATACAGAAGAGTATGATTCATAAAATGATATTGGCATCCAAGAAATTGCCCCATTGTCTGCTTGAGCATCAAGGGCTTGAATCATTTTCTTGCACTCTTCATCACTAATAAAGTTTTCGTAAACAACAATATCCTTTGTTAGTCTTTTTTTATTATTTAAGTTCATGGCTGTCTTTCTCCTGTGTGTTTTGTAATTTCCCAGAAAAATGGGCATGTAAATCTTAAACCACTTTTAATTTCAGTAACACCATGAATATAGTTCTTATCTCCTGGAAAGAAATAAGCAGCACCTTTCTTTGGCTTAAACTGAACTCCTTGTAGTGGGAAGTATAATTCTCCACCTTCGTAGTCATCATTTAGATAAAACAAACTTGAAAGGTCATAGTTTGGAAAGTCATTAGGTGTCCCAGCATCAGGACCTTCATGAAGTTCTTTATCGGCATGAGGATTTTGAAGTTGTCCTGGAAGCCATTTAACGATAGTTGTTCCAGTTGGAAAAACCTCTACTTTATAGAATTCTTCAATAATTGGCCTTAGCCTTTGAAACAATCCTGCAATTATTGGAGATATCTTTGGATCATTTTTATCTAAGGTTGGCTGAGTAGCAACTCTATCTTTCCAATAGTTTGAGTCATAAGTAACTGTTCCATTTTCATTCATGTGACTTTCGGTTACATCCCAAATAGTTAAAGACTTAGCAGCTTTTTCTAAAAACTCTATCTCTTCTTGGGTCATAAAATTCTCTAGCTCAACAATCATGTCTTTGCTATCTCCAAACCAGCCAGACGGAGTTATAGATGGTGTTCTTTTGACTACTGTGTATGAGTCTTTGTTTTGTTCCATATTTTATTATACCATTTTCTATTCGTAGAGTCTCTTAGTCCAGACTTCTTTTTGATATACTCCGCCATCTGGAACACGATACTTTTTGCTATTTTCTATATTATGATTCATCATTTGTGATGATGTTGGAATTGTTATTTCAGATTTCCAGTCTTCCCTTAAAAATGGCAATAGTTGAGCATATGGAGTTCCTGCTGGAAGTACCCCAGTCCAACCCTCTTGTACAAAAAATGGGAATGACCCAGGAAGATTGACCTTATCATTGTCAATAATTCCAGAAACTGTCATGATAGGAAGATCATATCGATTAAATGGAGATACGTATAAAACACTATATCCTTCTGGAACTTTTACTGCCCAATCTGGCATCCATGCAAAATGATAATTGTAGTATCCTTCTGGATGACGAAATTGTGGCATAGGGGTTCTTCTTGTAGCAAAATCTTTATACATTGGATCTTCAATTTTAACATCAATCTGCCCAGCATCATCTAAGAAAAACTCTATATCACATGGAGTAACCAAGCTGTAACCTGTTGTTAAAATATCAAGAATAGCAGGACAGGCTTTCCAAGTAGGAATCTTTCCTTTATCTGGTCCAATCCAATATTCTCCATTTGGCATCTTTGCAAACCTATCAGCCTCTTTATACCATTGTGGCATTGACTTTGAGATTGGAACTGGTTTTGACTTACTGTCTTTAGTTAGCCAAGGCCTATTACTTATAAAATCAATTATTTTCATTATTAACTCCTGTATTGTCAACAACACTAAGCTTTAAGTTTTTTACTTCATGAGCTCCCACTGACTCACCCTTTTCATTGACGGCATTTCTATACCAGTCAGTCCATTCCCCCATTTTATTTATTTCTTGAGCTGCTGCACCATATGCACTAAGAGCGTCAGAGTATTTCTGAGTGTGAACAAAGTTAATAATTTCAACTGATTCATCTTTTAAAGAAGTTAAAGATATAGGGATTATAGTTGCTATTGGAGTTCCCGCTTTAATAGTTATTTCTTTATTTGCCGTCATACATTTAATAGCTAATGGAAAATCAGTATTTAAAAATGATGTAGATATTAACGAAGACATAACCTCTATATCTGGATTAAAATAGTTTTGAGGTGTAATAGTTAAGACGCTTACATCTTGATTTGTTCTTAAGATAAATCCAGTATTAAAGCTAACCGAAGACTGTCCTCTCCCAGTATATACGTAGTCTTGACCTTCTAGAATTGTTACAGTTGTATTACTTGTGTCATTAATACCGTTCCAAATAAACTTAATGTCTACTGGCGAAGAAATACTCCAACCAATAACATTGGCAGAAGTTACTGGATGACACCTATAAGCATGACCTTGTGGAGTTTCATCCATCCAGTCACGCTTTATTGACATTGGCTCTATATTAAATGCCATTGATGTCTTTTTATAGGCTGTGATAATTGACATTATGATCCAGTTTCTTGATACATTTCTGGTGTATGGAACTTGCTACTATAGTCAAGCATTGTTACTAATGAATACTTTGTTCCAGAGTGAACAACTTTGGCCTGATGTGGATACATAAAATTAGACGGGAACAATACAACATCTCCAGCTTTTGGAACATACGTAATTCCTTGTAGTCTAAAGAAAAGCTCTCCTCCTTCAAAATCATCGTTTATATAAGCAACTAAAGACAATGTGCAGTTATATGAAAACCCATGATCATGATGTTCCATAAAATGATGACCCGCTTCATACTTAATAAAATTAAAAGCTTCCCAATACTTTAAGTTATGAATATTGAATCTTCTACAATAGTCTTCTACTGCTAACTTTTGTCTATCATAACAGTCTTGCCAAATACCCTGAAGTTTAATAGAGCTTTCTGATTTATCATTTTCAATATCTGTTTTCTTAAACTTAAAATCTACACAGTCTCTGTAGTCTGGCATCAATTGCTGATAGCCTACATAAGCTGGCTGCCATGCATACCCAGGCGTTCCCAGTGGTTGTAAGACAGACTCTAGTCTATTGATAATATCTAAATCGGTTGGTAGCACATCGTGATAAACAACAATTCCAGGAGCTACTTCTTCGTAGCTACTCCAAGGCTGTGATATTTGATTTTCTGTATTCATATTTTCTCCTATTTTAATTTCCTGTGTGACCTAAAAGATTGATGTCTGTCATAATGACAACACAATATTTTGTTCCAGATTTCATTGGTAAAGAAGCATGTTCGTAAATATAGTTTGAAGGGAATATTGCTATATCTCCAACTTTGGGGGTATGAACAAAATTGTCTAATCTTGGAAACTTAATCTCTCCACCTTCATAATCATCGTTAATATATATTACGGCAGATACGGTACAGTTATATGCTGGTCCATGATCAGCATGAATATTGAAGTGAGTTCCTTCTCCTTCATATTTTACAAAGTTAAATGCTTCATAATATGTTACATTTATTCCCCAATACTGTGCATAATCATCTACACATGTCTTTAGCTTTTTATATATTTCATCATGCAAATCAATTAAGTCACTGTTGTCTTCATCTCTTGGTCCAAGATTTTCTGGCTTATACTTAAAGTCTACACAATCTCTTGCTTTCTTAATTGGAGCATCAGAGTTTGTTACTTTAGCCTCTGACCATTTATGTTTTTTATTTCCAGATAGATTATATTCAAGTGTATTGATATATCTTTCTGAATCATCTTTAGAAAAAACATTATGATAAATATTTAGACCTAGCCCTGGATTACTAATTGAAATATTGTTTTGAGGCATTAATCTTACAACTCTATTTGAAATAGTTTCAGACCTATCTTTTGTAAACCAGTGATTTTCATTTTCATTATAAATATCCATAAGATCCCCATCTTTTAAGGTTATATTTTATTATAGCATAAGAAGGCTATTTAAAACAAAACAAATCAAGTGCTACCACTTATTAAGAGGACAGGTTGCTTGAGCCATAGTAGTTTTTATTTTCATAAAGCATCCACATTTTTTGCATTGAGAAGTAAACTTAGTAAACTCTGGGCAAGACTTACAAATTTCAAGTCTTTCTTTTGCAAGAATATTATCTACATATTCAGTGTTTGGATTAAATAAATCCCAAGGTTTTACATCTTTATTATTTTCTTTATATTTTTCCCAAGCTGATTTTTCTGACATGCCATAGCCTTTTCTAATTATTATTTGTTATTTTATTAAATATTAAAATTAGTTCCATCGTAGATGGAGTCTACTTCTGGAATATCTTGACCAGTTATGTCTACAACCACTGGATCACTTTGTAAAGCAGCATTAACCATTTCGGCATGAGGTCCACCAAACTCATTTTTAACATGGGAAAATTCACTAACATACTCATTATCAATAGTTAAAGAATATCTGTTTATTTTTTCTAATTGTGGTTCTTCTGTAATTAAAGCAATTTTTGGATTACTTTTTAAAGCTGCCGTATTTTTTTCAAGAATTTCATTTCCATCTGCAGGGTATCCAAATGCACAAGCAAATTTATTATCCACAACTAGTGCATAAGTAGCCATCGTAAATTCATGCTGATTAATTAAATTTTTTACAATTAACACATTAACTCCTTTTTAATAGTATAGCATATTTTAGTCATTAGCAGAACCCATTATATAAAACACAGTTACAAGATGAATCATACTGATATGAAGTGTAGAATCCTTCTGGGTAGCATGTATACCCTGACCCACAATAGCCTCCTACTGGGCAAGCTGGCCCAAATGATGGTGGGAAGAATGGAAAGCTAGGTGGGAAGAACGGGAAGAACGGGAAGAATGGTGGAAAAAACGGGAATGAAGGTGGAAAGAACGGTGGGAAGAATGGTGGGAAGAAAGGAAAGAACGGTGGGAAGAATGGTGGGAAGAATGGGAAGAACGGAAAGAACGGTGGGAAGAAAGGAGGGAAGAACGGGGATAAAGTAGTGACTGATCCAGAAGCAGCAGAGGCAACGCTTGTACCATTAGCATTAGTTGCTGTTACTGTATAAGTCTGTGAAGTTCCTGCGGTATCTGCAATAACAATTGGAGAAGTAGCACCTGTTCCAGTAGTGGCATCACTGCCTGTTACTGTAAATCCACTAATTGCTTTACCACCAGTTGCTGGAGCTGAGAAAGCAATTGAGTTTTGATTAACTCCAGCTGTTGGTGTTGGAGCAGACATTTGAGCAGGAACTGTAGTTACAGTAACTGAAGAAGATGTTGTTCCTGTTGCAGTGCCTGCAGCATTAGATGGTCTAACTAAAAATGTATATGCTGTATTTGAAGCGAGTCCTTGAAAAGTATAAGAAGCGGTTGCGCTACCTGTTGTAACGGTATAAGTTGAAGGGGTTGTTGTAATAGTATAAGATGTTGCTGCTGGAGATAAAGCTGGAAGGGTCCACGCAAGGCTTGCAGCAGCTCCTGTGCCTGCTGCTGAGGCGGCTGAGGTAGTATTTGCTGTGGCTAAATAAGGACGGCTTGTGCCAACATCTGTTGCTGTTAAGCTTGTTACATTTAATGGCTCTAGAAAGTCATTTGATGCAGATGAACGTTTACCAGTCTTTTTAGCCATTTGCTTTATCCCCTTATTACGCTGTTAGATCGCCGTAAACAACCCAAGTGTTTTCTGCTCGCTTGAAAAGAGTTGCAGTTGACCACTGTGTTCTTAGTTTTAATCCTGGTGTTGAGTTTACTGTTACTCCAGCATCTCCTGCAATTGTTACCTGTCCAGTTGAAGTTTGAAGAATGTCGATTGAAGTTCCTACTGGGAAAGCTACTGCTGAGTTTAGCGGTATTGTAATTGTTGTAGCTGTTGCTTTTGCAACCTCAATTAGAGAATCTCGTTCTGTTAGTGCTGAAAGTGTGTAAGAATCTGTCTTTTGAATAATTGGTGTACGTGAAGGAGTTCCTTCTTTTGTCTGTGTACCGTCTGTAAATATAAAACCACCAGCGGTTGAGCTAATAACTGCAGTTCCATTTACCTTTAGGTCTTTTCCTGAAGCCAGGTTAATGTGCTCTGAAGAGGTCCAAGAGTCTGTAGCATCTACCCAGTTAAAGGTTTTATCTGTTGCTCCCTTAAGGGTAATTCCGCCACCGTCTGCAGTTACATCTGAGGGGGTAGTAACATCGCCAATTACTATGTTTTTATCATCTATAGCTAGTGTAGTTGAATTAATTGTTGTAGTAGTTCCGTTAACAGTTAGGTCTCCAGAAAGAATAAGTGCTGCTGCGTTTACTGTTCCTGTAAAAGTAGGTGATGCAAGGGGGGCTTTGGCATCTAACTGAGTTTGAATGGCCGAAGTTACTCCGTCTACATACCCAATTTCAGTTGAAGAAACTGTTGAAGATATTCCAAGCTTTGTCCAGTCAATTGCTGCTGAAGCATTAATGTCTGCATTTGCAATTGTGCCATCAAGAATCATTGTGCTTGTTACGGTGCCAGAAGGCAATGTTACAGTCCCTGTAAATGTTGGTGAGGCTAACGGTGCCTTAGCATCCATTTGAGTCTGGATAGCTGAAGTTACTCCATCAAGGTATCCGATTTCAACATCTGAAACATTAAGAACAGTTGCTTGCTTACCATTTAGCTGTGTCTGAATAGCTGAGGTAACACCATCAAGATATCCAATTTCTGTATCTGATACGTTAGCAACAGTTGCTTGTTTGTTATTTAACTGTGTTTGAATGGCTGAAGTAACTCCGTTAACATAGTTAAGTTCTGCTGTAGTGGCTACAACGCCATCAAGAATATTTAATTCTGTTGCAGATGAAGTTAAGCTTGCAAGAACATTGATTTGTGCTGCTGTTGCAGTGACACCATCAAGAATATTTAATTCTGCGGTAGATGAAGTAATTCCATCAAGAACGTTTAACTCTGTAGAGGTTGCTAGAAGAGCAACTGCTTCGTTAATATTTGGAGATGTTAAGGTTTTGTTGGTTAGTGTTTCTGCACCAGCAAGGCTAGCAAAGTCTGCACCAGTAAGGGCAGTATTAAAATCTCCAATGCTTCCTGAAACTGAGTTTGCGCTGAGAGCAATTGTCTTATTGGTAAGTGTTTGAGTTGTAGTATCTAAAATAACATTTCCGCTAGAATCTGGGAATGTAATTTCTCTATCTGCTGTAGGGTCTACAACTTTAAGGCTAGTTTCAAAACCATTTGCTGTTAAACCTTCAAATTTAACTTCATTTTGAACTTCTAGTACTGTACTGTTAACAATAGTTGTTGTTCCTGATACTGTTAAATCTCCTGATACTGTTACATTTCCGCTACCGTCAGCAAGAACCACTGTGCCTGAAGCATTTGGAAGGGTTATAGTACGATTAGCCGTAGGGTCAGTTACTGAAACCGTAGTATCATATGCATTAGTTGTTGAACCCTCAAATGTAATGCTTGAGCCAAATGATGGATTTGCTGTTGAGTTAGCATCAATAAAGTAGTCAAGGTTAATCCAGTGATTTGTACCATCACCAATTTTAAATTTGTTTGTATCGGTTTCGTACCCGATTTCTCCTGCGTTTAGGATAGGACCGTTGCCAGAGTTAGTAGAGATCCATTGTGCTGCTGTACCCCTACGCTGTTGCATTCTTGTTGCCATATTTATGTCCTCCCAGACCTTTTTCTATTATATCAGATAATTAACTAAAATTATCTAATGGACTTCCGCCGTCGTAGCTGTTATTCCAGTATGCTGAGTCATAGAATCCAGCAATTTCTGTAGATGTAAATATTGAATCATAGAATCCTGCGTCTTGGAATACTGAAACAATAAGTCCAGTTCCATCAATTGCAGTATCGTGAATGTGTTGTCTAAGATCAGCGGTATCTGAAAATGTAGCAATCATAATCCAGTCAGCAGCATCAGTAGAATAAATAGATAAATGTTGTGATACTGTATCAAACCACAGTTGTCCGTCTGATGGAGAAGCTGGTGCAGTTGCTTCAGTAGGAACAACTGGAGTTGCTGATCCTAGTAAGTTATCTACATAAAGTTTTGTTGCTGCATGTGTATTTTGAGTAGGAGTGGCAACCGTTACAGTTCCCCCAAAAGTACCGCCTTGAGCTACATCTAGCCCATGCTTTACCTTAAAGTCTTTATTGACAGTTGCCACTTCTAGCCTCTTTTCCTAATTATGCTTCGATGTAGGTCTTGCTTATCTTAACAGAAGTATCTGCTGATGCTGCTGTTACCTGAAGAACAACACTGCCAGAGCCATCATAGGAAGCATCTGTTGTTCCTAGTTGACCATTGCTCTGTATATTAGCATATTCTGTTACATAAACATTGTTTGATCCGTCTACGGCTACAAGAACTTCAATAACCTCAATGTCGCCAGACTTCTTTAACTGAACTACATACTTGGCAGCAGAGTATGCTGATACTGCCCATGCATCAATATTTGTTGATGAAGTTCCAGCGGTTGCTGTATTAGAACCAATAAGGGCATCTCCAAAAGCAATAGTTGTTGCAGTTGCTGCACCAAGAACTGGAGTAACAAGCGTTGGTGTATTAGCAAATACTAGCGCACCTGTTCCTGTTTCATCTGAAATAACGCCAGCAAGTTCTGAAGATGATGTCGCAGCAAGTGCAGAAATCTTACTTGTTGTATAAACACCATTTGTTACTGTTGCAGCATTTCCAGTGTATTCTGTTG